GCACAGTCTCCTATAGGGCAAATTGTATATCAGCTTAAATCATTCCCGATGATGATGGGTAGAACAGCTTATGACGTAGGACGTCTTGGGCTTGCCGCAGACCCCGTAACAGGTGGTGGACGTAGGTTCTCTCCAGCAATCATGCTTGCTTCTGTAGCGCCAATGATTGGTGGTGGAAGTGCAAACCTTGTAAAAGATTACGTCCAAGCTCGCGGGGAAGATAACACCAGGCAACCGCGTGAACGCTCATTCAACGAGTTAGCCGAGTCAGTTGGCTGGGACGGAAGAGTCCACGGCGATATATACGGAATTAGCGCAGACGCCTTCTGGGGTAACTACGTAGAGGGCATGATACAAATGGGTGGCTTAGGCTTGTTGGCAGACATCTTCTATCAAACCGCAGAGCAAGCAGACAATGGGACTTATGGTGCGCAACGCATAGTTTCAGTGTTCGGTGGGCCGACTGCTGGGTTAGCGTTCGATGCCGTTAAAGTGTATCAAGGTATAGCTGACCAAAACGATTCGAGACGTTACCCAGAAAGAGCCGCGGCACGAGTAGTAGCGAACCGCATACCTGTGCTTGGTGGATACCGAGACGTAAGGGAGGGAATTACAACCGCTATTGCTGGGCCACCAAGTAGAGGTGGCGGCGCAAGTAAATCAGACTTTATGAAGAACTGGATGAAAGGAAACTAATTAGTTTTTCGATGTACCAATTTGCTTTCTTCAAGTCCTCCACCTTGTCTCTTTTAAGACCAGCGCGCCATAGATATTTGATGGCGTTTGCTTTGCAGTAACCTTCAAACTCTTCTGGCGTTAGTGCTGACTGAATAGCATCAATACACTCTACACTTCCATTGGTGTAATGAGAGGGATGATTGACGTTGTCGTCACCCTCAACTTGCACTGGAAGCCCTCCGTTCCAATTCCATATCTGCATTTATCTTGTCCTTGGTGGTTTTATGCTCGTTCATTATTCGCAAAAGGTGTCTCTTTTTATCTATTGCTCTTTGTAAATCATCCTTGAGACGAAAGACTTCGTCATCCTCTACGGCGCAATGTAGGCTGATAGTAATGAAGTGAACACGGTCATTGATGGACTCTATTTGCAGACTGTCCTCTCTAAGCACTTCATCTACCTCAATAATCTTTTTACTAAATTCCTTAAATTTCTTTAAATCCATGGCTCTTGTTCCTCAAGGTTAATCCGTACCCAGTCATCACATATTTCACGGCATCTTTTTTCATGCTTCATGCACTGCCAAGAACCGTCATCGTTAGCCTTTGACCAGTTGCAAGTTCTACATTCTTTTGCAATCAAGGAATCCATATCTTCAGTCCAGCAAACAGGCCTTCGGTTGCAGAACTTACAAACCATTCGGTCAGGTGAGTCAGAGGTTCTTTCCCTGCCACCCGCCAGAACTCTATTAATCTTCATGGCAATGTGAGAAAAAGCCAAATCATCGAATGGAATTATTTCCGTGTGATAGTGGCTTGTGTTTTTATTGTAGGCCACTAGCAAGGCGGTCTTAATCTTCCCCATTCCCATCATCATCTGGCACTGAGCAAAATAATTTGGGTGTGAAATACGAACACCCTCTTTCTTGAACTCGCCCCACTTCTTATCGTTCATCGACTTAATCTCTAATAGAGACAGAGAGCCAGCGTCTATATCAATCAAACCATCGGCGTGTGCTTTTACGTGACCACCACACTCTTTCCACTCAAACTGCCTGCCTGTCAGGTCATCTTTCTCCATGACCTTGAAGCCGCCTTTCTTAAGGTCGGCTACAACCATGTCCTCTAAGACGTGGCCTAAAGCAAATATGCGTAGCGTATGCGGTGCAAAATCTTTGGCTGGATAGCCTTTTAATTGCATCTGCAAAAACGCTTCACAATTATTACCGATTAAAGAAGCGCCAAGGTATGGACGAAACTCTCTATCTTCAACAGAGGCCGCATCAATTTGTTTTATAATATCTTTGTTTTTCATGGAAAATGGGGGTGGTTCCTTCTCCAAAGACCACCCCCGCCCTTCTAGCACTTGGGAGGGAGGTAAGACTAAAAGGGAATACTGTCGTCTAAGTCCTCTTTAGGCAAATCATCTTCATTACTATCCGCTTTTCCAAACACTTGGTCGTCCTTTGGCGCATCGCCAATTGATACCTTGCCATCATCTGGTTTAAAGAACGGAGAGGTGGGGCGTAACTCGCCCCCGCCTGGACGTATATTCCCTTCATTATCTCTCCAGTCTTGCCCAGCTTGGACGCGAACACCCAGCTTTAATCCAAGCAGTGATTTAATATCAGATGGCTTATCAGGAGTAGGGTGTCCACCGCACACCAAAAGTTCTTTCAACTTACGCATACCAATTTCTACAGCTTGCGGAGATGTTTTGTGAACTATGTTTAGACGCTCTTGGACGTACTGTCCTGCGTCGTTTTCAAAGATAACAAGAATGAACTTGCCACCTTTTGCGGAGTCTTTAATAGACGCATCAGTGATAGAGACAATATGATTTCCAGGTGGGATTGTCTTGCGTTGGTCTCCACCGCCCCCTTCTACATTAGAAAGGTCAAGGCTTCCAAATCCATTATAATCAGTCATTAATTTTCTCCTCGGATTTCTTCGGGTTTTGGATTCTTTTGAGAAGTTCAACAATATTGCCGCCCTTCTCAATTGGACTTAGGCAGTTGGATGGGTCACGAGTTTTGCCGTGCCAACCATAAACATGGTCAGTCACGATTTGACGGTTCACCTGTATATCGGAACTGCTGTCGTCTGTTGAGCGTAAACCACAGAACACATGGTCAAAGAGCGCTGGCAACTTCTTGGCAACCTTAGTCTGCTGAACCATCGGCCAGTATTCATGGGCATCGTTATCGTTCTTCTCTTCCTTCGCAAGACATGTGACAAAGACTTCCATTGGCAGGTCTCTGATAAACTTCAACGCACCCATCATTTGGTTTTCGTACACTTGCCACTTCCTCATATCAGTAGGCTGGTCGAACGAAGACTCGACATCTTTCATGCACCTATCTGACATCTCGGTCAGAGAATCAATGGCTATCCACTTGTAATTTTGTTCTTTAAATTTAGGTGAGTTAATTAACTTAACAATGCCTGTAAAAGAATACCCGCCCTCTGGAAGTTTCTTAGCGAGATTTGGGTTCATGCTTTCGTCCCACATGTGGAACTCAACGTAGTCAATGTCTACGTCAGACAACGAGGCCAATCCACTTTCTCCAGAAAGTATAAGACCTTTACCATAGTTATCTGCGTAAAACCTACACTGATAAGTCTTACCAAAACCATGGTGTGCATATAAGAGTGTCTTATGATGCTTCATACCAGCTTCGCTGGTGCTACTGAACATTCCCATTCATTTTCTCCTTACGTTAATTTTAGGTTTTTGGGGGTTCACAATTCTGGCGGGTTCCAGAATATCCTTCATCGCCTGCGGTAGTTTTTCGTAGGCTTCTTTATCAACACGTAATAATTTTTTAACGTGGTCTGGTAATTTATCTGCGGCGTGAAAGATGCTTTCCAGTTGGTCGGTGTTCCAAGTAACGCGCTCTTTCGCTATGACATCGGCCTCGAACTCATCGCCAACTAACGTCGCTTCCGACATCTGGAAATCGCGCGCCACCTGTGCAAGCACTTTCTCTGCTTCTTCTATTTTTTCCTTAGCTTTAGCGAGAGCTAGGTGGCCAAGCTCTACTTGGTGAAAAACATCGTCAAGGTTTTCAACGAAAATTTTTCTATCGTCACCATTCGTGTAGGCGCTGTGCGCTCCTCGATAATTGGTGATTTCCTTTAATTGTGGTTTTGGATTGGTTTTATCGTCTTGGTTAGGAAGTCCTAATATCTTCATATCGTCACTTAAATTAAAAGTTTTAGTTGAATTACATATCGAAAGGTGTCATGTTCGCCATACAATGTCAACAAGTTATTAATTTATCCAATATGAAATTTAATGTAAAACAACTGATTGAAGACTGCGGTGGGGTCACTCGCCTCGCCCAGACTATAGGTGTGTCCCGCACAACCCCATACAGGTGGGTGCAACAAGACATGATTACAACGACCAAATTGTCCGAAATCAAAAAACATTTTTCATTAGACGTGGATATGTATTTTGAGGAGGATGAGAATGGAAACGGTAAACCAGGCGCTTGAGTACCTAGACGAAGGTCTATCAATTATACCAATAAGACCTGATACGAAACGCCCTGCTGTTAAGTGGATGGAGTATCAAAGCCGTCAGCCAACGGCTGACGAGGTAACGGATTGGTTCGATAAGTTTCCAGATGCAAACATCGCCGTTGTGACTGGCAGTATCAGTGGAGTTGTTATCGTCGATTGCGATAACGAAGAAGCTCTGAACGCGGCGATAAGTTGTGGGATGGAATCGACCATACGCGTAAGGACAAAGCGTGGCCACCACCTGTGGTTCAAGCATCCTATGGACGGAGTTCGTCGAGGCCCAAGGGCTGGGGGCAATTCAAGAGGACAGGATTGGCCGCGAGTTAATGGCCTAGACTTTCGGGGCGATGGCTCTTATGCATTGCTTCCACCCAGCAAGGGATATGAATGGGCTGTGCCAGAGGGCTGGGACAGAGAAGACGATATGCCCGTTTGGGAAGACTGGTCTCCTGTAAACGACCCAGCAGAGTTTCCCGACGTATCATTTGAAGACTTGGACTTATCATCTATTCAATTCGACCCTGCCGACAAAGTTAGCGAATGGGATAGGACTGAAGAGTTCGTAAAAGAAATGGGGTTTCCTGACAGCAAGATACCCACTGGCCAAGGAAACGCGCGTAATGACAGGGTGATGCGCTACACCAGCGAAATGATTTTGCTTGGAAACTTTGGGCCGCAACTACGTGTGCAAGTCAGGGCGTTTATGGACAAGTGGTTTGTTGAACACTTGCGAGACGTTGAGTTTGAGGAAACTGTATCAAGCATAGAGAAGTCAGAGCGTCGCAATCATCCCGAAAGGTTTGACCCACAAACTGGCGAATATATTTACAGAAGACCAGACCTTGTAGTTATCGACGATGAGAAGAGGGCGCGCAAACTAGTCACCGTTTCGGATGCGGAGCGGCTCGTTGAGGAAGGTAAGAGCCGACAATACCTAATCGAACCTTGGCTTAGACCAAACACAATTATACAGATACACGGATACAGTGGCTCAGGTAAGACAATGTTCTTACAGCATGCGCTATACGCTATGGCCGCTGGGCAAAGATACTTCGGTCCGTTTG